CCGTAAACTGCGTTTTATCAGTATCAGACTTTGATATAAAAGTATTTGAAAACCAATTATTATTTACATAATAATAAAAATTATCCTTCAATGCAGTATGTTTTGTTTTTCTTGTTCTATGTTTTCTTTGTATTAATGGAATCCTTTTGCTTTTGTTTTTGTTGTTTTTGTTAGTTATTTTATATTTCATATATATTGAGTATAAAATAATAATCTATTTTCTATTTTCTATCTTTCTCATTCTCTCTTTCTTCAGATTCTTGTAAATTTGTTTTAATCTGATCAATATTTATAGGATTTTTATCTCTATAATCTTTCATTGTTTGATCTAAACTATATCTTATCTGTTTATAAATTTCTTGATTTACTGATTTAATTTGACTATTTTCCTTTTTTTCAGGAATACCCATATAATCTTTTAAAACCTTCATAAAATCATTTTTGAATTCTTTTAATTTTTCTCGGGCAAGTTCTTCATTATAATTAGTTTGTGACATAATATGCTTAACATATTTTTCATTTTTTTCTTTATCTGTGGTTTCCATATATATTACATTAAACATTTTTTAAATCATATTAAACGAATAGCATTATAGTATATAATACATAGAAATGTCCAACCTAGATAAATTAATGCAAATGGCCACGCTTGAGCAACTGAATAACATGGTGCAACAATTAAATAAAACAACAAAAACAAATGAACCAACTTCAGAATCTAAAGATGTGCTATCATTACCAATTGTTCAAAAAGTTATTTTGGCTTATGAAGATGAAATTAAAAATGTAAAAGAATTATCACATTCTTGTAAATGTGTAGATAATACAAGTTTATTAAATCAAATCTTTGATTGTGTAATGCAATATAATTTTCGTTTACAAAGAATAGAAACCAAATTAGATGAATTAATTTCTTCTGAAACATGTTCTGGTCAATCGGCGGTAGAAGATAGAAACCAAACTAAACTAACATCTTTTCCTGGGTTTTATAAACAATGTGATTTATGTGAAGAAGATCTTGTTCTAGTAGAAGATGTTGTTTCAGATCTTGTTCTAGTAGAAGATGTTGTTTCAGATCTTGTTCTAGTAGAAGATGTTGTTTCAGATCTTGTTCTAGTAGAAGATGTTGTTTTAGATCTTGTTCTAGTAGAAGATGTTGTTTCAGATCTTGTTCTAGTAGAAGATGTTGTTTCAGTCGTTCTGGAAGTCGTTCCTTCAGAAGTTGTTTCAGTAGAAAAAGAAAATATTACATTAGAAATAGAAGAATGTGATCCAATTGATAATTTAGAAATAGAAATTCCTTTAGTTGAGGAAGAAGAACTTGTTTTAAAGGAAGAAGAACTTGTTTCGGAAGAAGAACTTGTTTCAGAAGAAGAAGAGCTTGTTTCGGAAGAAGAACTTGTTTCAGAAGAAGAAGAGCTTGTTTCGGAAGAAGAACTTGTTTCGGAAGAAGAACTTGTATCAAAGGAAGAAGAAGATCCAGTTTTAGAAGAAGCTTCAGAGGAAGAAGTGTTTGAGATTGAAATTGATGATATAACATATTTTGCAACTGATGAGGAAAATGGAATTTTATATGAAGTTGACAAAGATGGAGAAGTAGGTAAAAAAGTAGGAATTATTAAAGACGGTGAACCAATTTTTTCGTAATATAATATAAGTAAATATGGTAGAATTATGTGCACCAGCATTAATTTATATAGCATTTTCATTAACTCAAGTAGTTATAGATACATTTAAAGGATTATACAACACAGCTTTTTTTAAATTTATTGTAATGATTATCATTACATTTTTATTAAATGCATTATGTCAATCAGGAATGACTATTATATCATGGATCATTGTATTTATTCCATTTATTTTTATGTCGGTAATAGTTGCAATACTTTTATATGTTTTTGGATTAGATGCGGCAACTGGAACATTGAATTTTAAATGTGATACGCCAACTACCGAAGAGACAGAGACAGGAAATTTAATTTACTCCTCAGAAACAAATAAAAGACGCAATCTAAAACATAATAATGCATATGTAGACACGTCATATGCAGAAACTCCTGCAGAAGAAACTCATAGTTATTATAATGCTCCAGCAGGATCATCTGATCCTCAATATGAAAGTTTTGTAAATTAATAAATATAATATAAATATAATATTAAAAATAATATTATATTTAATGTATTGAGAATGTTTGAAATATTATTTAAAATATTAGTAATAATAAGTTCAACCATTTTATTATATAAAATTCCAGTCTTATTTAAATGCAGTCTTGTAAGCCTTGGGCAATGCAGTCTTGTAAGCCTTGGGTACAATATTATATATTATTACAGTGTATGTCAAATAAAATGTAATAAACTATATAATAATATTTTACCTTATTTAGAGATGTTTAAAACAGATAATAATTTAATAAATGACATAAAATTACAAACAATAGAATTATTTGATCTTGATACTAACAAAAACGTGATTTTTACAGAAAAAGAGAACCAAATAACTGAATTAATTAACTCATCAAATAATTTAATAATATTGTCCTCTAAAAATGGAATAGACAAAAAAATAGTAAATAAAAAACTAGTAGACACATGCAATTCTTGTTTTGATGTATCTACTTCACATGTATCTAAAATATCATTTATAGCATTATATTTAAATTATAATGATGTAAGATATCATATAATTTTAAAAACCGATGATTTTAATTATTATTTAGTAGGAAATATTATCAATAAACAATTTATTCAATACTATATAAATAATATTTTGAATTTACCATTTTATTATACCAAAGAAACATCATCATATAAATTAGAATTAATGGATCAGGAAGTAAATATAATAAATTTAAATGCGGATCAGTCAATTATTATAGAGAAGGATGAATATCGTATTATAGAAAAAGAAAAGGAAAAGGAAAAAATAGAATAAAGAATAAAGAATAAAGAATAAAGAATAAAATACATGTTTAAATTATATTTAATATAATTAATAAAATAATTTAAAAAAAATTGAAGATATATATTTATAATGGTGACTCCTCAATTAGCACTAACAATGAATACTAAAAGTAATATGAAATCAGATACAAATACCAGTATTAGCGATTGTAGCAGTTGTAGCATCAGCAGCACTCATAAATTAAATAATAGATGGAATTTATGGGCACATTTACCTCAAGACTCGGATTGGAGTGTTAAAAGCTACAAAATAATTTATAATTTTAAAACACTAGAAGATGCTATTGTGATGACAGAGACTACTCCAGATCCTTTAATTAAAGCTTGTATGTTATTTGTAATGAAGGATGGAATAGCTCCAATGTGGGAAGATCCAAAAAATAGGAATGGAGGATGTTTCTCATACAAAGTTTCAAATAAAAATGTCTGCGAAGTTTGGAGAGAGTTAAATTATGTGCTAGTCGGTGATACAATCAGTAACAATTCTTCATTTGTTAATTGCGTAACAGGGATAACCATTTCACCAAAAAAGAATTTCTGTATTATAAAAATATGGATGACAAATTGCGATTATCAAAATCCTGCAACAGTAACAGCGGATATCAGTGGATTAATATCACAAGGATGTTTATTTAAAAAACATACACCAGAATATTAATTATTAACGATACATTAAATTACAATTAAATTAAATTACAATTAAATTACAATAATATTTAAATATTATAATTTAAATATTATTTCAAATAAAATATAATATAATGAAATTTCCGTTTATTATTTTTTTTCGTCACGAACAATACAAAGAAATAGATCAGTTTTTTATTAATAATGCAAAAACTCTTGAATGTAGTGTATATATAACTAACAACTTTAAAAAGGTGGAAAAACTACACAATTCTAATTATCATTTATTAATTACTTATGGTGCATCAAGTCAAGAATATAATGATTTACTTTTGCAAATCATTTCTGAAAAAATGTTGATCCGATGCAGTCATATGACACATATAGATCCAAATGTAGATACGTTCAATAAATATGTTAATATTAAATATATAGCGAATTGTTCTTTAACAAGAGAGCTCACAAGACCTACATTTTCTCTTTTTACGCCATCATTTAATTCATTTAAAAAAATATTGCGTGTTTTTAATAGTTTAGAAGCTCAAACATTAAAAGATTGGGAGTGGGTAATTATGGATGACTCGCCCGATGATAAACATTTTGAGTTTTTAAGACAACATTTTATGCATGATAATCGTATACGTTTTTATAGACGTTCTCAGAATAATGGCAGCATAGGAAATGTTAAAAATGAAGCTGTTAGTTTATGTCGTGGCAAATATGTTTTAGAGATGGATCATGATGACGAAATTTTACCATATGTATTACAGGATGCATCAAACCTATTTGAAAAACATTTAGACGTTGGCTTTATTTATATGGATTTTGTTTGCTCATATGAAAATGGTGAAAATCAATGGTATGGTGATTTTATTTGTAAAGGATATGGAGGTTATTATTCCATGAAATATAATGATAAATGGAGATTAGTATATATTACTCCAAATATAAATAATATAACATTAAGTCATCTTGTTTGCTGTCCAAATCATCCGCGAATATGGAGACGTGAATTTTTGTTGAAATTAGGAAATTATAGTGAATATTTGCATATATGCGATGACTATGAAATTTTGCTAAGGACGGCTATAAGTTTTACGGAAAGTTTTACGGAAAGTTTTACGGAAAGCAAAACAAAATATAAAATGGCAAAAATACATAAATTGGGATATATTCAGTATATGAATAATGGAGAGAATAATTTTTCTCTTATTAGAAATGCAGAGATCAACCGAATAGGACCAAATTTTATTAGCCCGATATATTATCAAGTATATGATGTGCATAATAAAATGAAAGAGCTAGAAGCATATGAAGATGAAACATATTTAACCAATCATTCTAAGATTTGGTTAAGAGACACATCCAACTATACTAACAAATACTGTAACTTGTTAGTTAATCCAGACTATACTCATCAAATTTGTATTATAGGTTATGATAGTTTGATTTTCCATATAGACCGGATTAGAGAATTGTATACAAATACAGAAGAAAATGAAGTAAAATACGATTTTTTATTGTTAGATAATAAATGCACAAATGAATATTTATGGTCAAGATTAGACCATCTAAAATTAGATAGAATTAAATGTTATACATTGATTGATTGTACAACTGAAGACTTAGTAAATTATTTCAAGATGATGTATTTATCTGTTGATAAATATGAAATATTAAATGTAAAAATTGAGAGACCAGGATACAAAACAAAATTTAATAATAGACATGAGGTTATAAATGATCTAACAAACAAGTCAGATACTTATTTAGAAATAGGTGTAGAAAATGGATATACCTTTAATAATGTGCATTTTCTTAATGAAAATAAAACAGGCGTTGATCCTGATCCTAAATGTAACAATAAAAATGTTATTAAACTCACCTCAGATGACTTTTTCAAAGAAAACCAAGAAACCCAAAAGAAACTAGATGTGATTTTTATAGATGGGATGCATCATGCTGAATATGTATTGCGTGATTTTAGTAATAGCATGAATATTTTGACAGAAAATGGATCTATTTTTATAGATGATATTATTCCATTAAATTACAATGAACAGCTCAGAATACCGGGAAAACATTATTATGAGAATGACATTTTAAAATATGGCGAAGAATGGACTGGAGATGTTTGGAAGACCATATATTATTTGTTAGTTCATTATAATGAGGTTATAACAATTTCCTATTATTATAATATAAATTACAGGGGAATAGCACATATTAAAATTAAAGAACCTTTTACAATTGTAGAGGATACTGCAATTGTAAAGATAAATCAATATGAATATTTCAAAGATTTTAATAACTATTTACAGTTACTGACTAACAATAAACAATAAATAATAAACAATAAATAATATAATTAGTTAAATATAATAATTTTAATTAATTATAATAAATATGGAATTAGTTATAACAGAGAAAATAAAACTGGATAATCCAACAATTTGTTTAAACATGATTGTTAAGAACGAATCTCATATAATAAAAAATACTTTAGAAAAGTTATGTAGCAAGATTAAATTTAGTTATTGGGTTATTTGTGACACAGGATCAACCGACGAAACAAGAGAAATAATAACAGATTTTTTTAAGACACATAATATTCCGGGCGAAATGCATAATGACACATGGGTAAATTTTGCACATAACAGAACTCTTGCTCTACAAAAAGCATACACCAAAACAGATCTATTATTAGTTTTTGATGCGGACGATGAAATTGTAGGTGATATTGTTATGCCGAGAGTTAATGATACAATATACGACGAATATCATTTAAAATTCGGATCTCCTCTAGGAACTGCTTATACACGTGTATTGTTAGTTAATAATCACAAAAGATTTATATATCAGTCTGTAATTCATGAATTTATATCTTGTATAGAGCCTCAAGGATCCGCCTCCAATACTGTAATTGAAGGAAATTATTACGTCGTTTCAGGAAGAAGTGGAAATAGAAGTTTAGATCCGGAAAAATATTTGAAAGATGCGAAAATTTTGGAAGCCGCACATGCAGAAGCACTTTTAACAAAGGATCCCTTATATCACAGATATGCCTTTTATTGTGCGAATAGTTATAAAGACTATGGTTCTTTTGAAGAAGCTATTAAATGGTATAAAATCACATTAAGTCAAGATAACTGGGCACAAGAGCACTATACATCATGCTTATATATTTATGAATGTTATCAGAAATTAAATCAAGTGGAAAGCGGTTTCTTTTATTTGATCAAATCATTTAAATATGATGTAGAACGAGTAGAATGTCTATATCCTTTGTTAGTTCATTATTGTTGTGAAAACCAAAATAGAATAGCTTATAATTATTACTTACAAGTTAAAGATTTTTATGAAAACAGGTTTTTGAATGCGAATTTGGATAAAAAATTATTTATTACTTTGGATAAATATAATTTTTTTGTGCCATATTACATGATATTAATCGCCGACAAAATTCAAGAATTTGATTGTGTCATTAGAATGTTTGAAATTATTTTTACAAAAAAAATGCATGTAGAAGATAATTCTTATATTGGAAATTTATTATATAATTTGCAATTTTTTGTTCAACATGTGAAACCAGAAAATAAGGAAAGGTTTACTGTATTAGCAAATGAATATGTGCATTTTATACATAATATAGGTGTTGTATTAAATAAATATGAGTTTTTAAAAGAATATGATACAAAATTTGGGATTGATGTTAGTTACATCTTCTTAAAAGAAGTTGATAAACCGATGAAATTTTCAAAAGAAGAATGTGCTTCTAGTAAAAATATACTTTTTTATACGGGATTTGCGGATGTTGACTGGAATTATTCATATTTAAAAAATAATGCATTAGGTGGCTCAGAAAAAGCGGTGGCTTATTTATCCTATGCTTTGGCAAAGGATTTATCAAACTATAATATTTACATTGCTGGAGTGGTTGCAAGTGAAAGTTTTAATAATATTACTTATGTTAGATTACATGATATACCAAATTTAATTCAAACAATTTCATTTAACACTGTCATATGTTCTAGATATATTTCCTTTTTGGAAATGTTTAAAGAATGTTCATTTGATCAATTTTACATATGGGGACATGATACATTGTTGCTTCCTTATGGATGCAATTTAACAGGCAAACAAATTATTTCTAAATGGGATAAAACTATTACCGGCTGTATTTGTCAAACAGATTGGCATGCCAATTTATTTAAAGGAATGTATCCAGAGCTAACTAACAAAATATCCATAATCAATAATGGAATAGACACAACACATTTTTTAAATGAACCGGAATTAGAACCAGAATTAGAACCAAAATTAGAAAATGAAACAAAAACAAAAAAACAACCAAATAAATTCATTTATTCATCTAGACCAGAAAGAGGATTAGAAATATTATTGAAATTATGGACACAAGTTCTAGAGGTGTTACCAGATGCAGAATTAGTCATATCCAACTATGGAATACAACCGGATCAAAAAATAATGGATATAATAAAACAACATAAAAGTATTAAGTATTTAGGAAAACTGAATACAGAAGATCTGTATAAAGAGATGAAAACTTCTGAATATTGGTTGTATCCAACAAGCTGGCCAGAGACATCTTGTATAACAGCATTAGAAATGTTAATGTCTGAAGTTATTTGTGTATATTATCCAGAAGCTGGATTGCCATTTACAATTGATAAATACGGAATACAGGTAGCCCCGGGTAATGAAATAGAAAAAATTATTAATCTAACAACAAAAGAAAAACAGGATCTTAAAGAAAATGGAAAAAAATACGCACTATCATGCTCATGGGAAAATAGAGCAGTTCTCTGGGCTAAACTATTATTTTTAGAACAGGAAACAAATAATAAATTTAAAATAAATATAATAAATTTAATTAGACGACCAGACAGAAAGGAAAAAATTGCGAATATAATGACATTACGAGACGTAACGGGATATGATTTTGTTGAGGCTGTAGATGGATCAAAATTAAAACCTAATATTTTTATTAAAAATACATTTAAAGAAAATGATTTTAATTACCGAAAAGGAATAATTGGGTGTTCATTAAGTCATTACAAATTATGGAATAAATTAATAAATGACGATGACCATAATTATTATGTAATTTTAGAAGATGATATATCTATTGTTGAAAATTTTAATGAATTTTTACAAAAAAGTATTGATATTATTAGCAAAAACAATATAGAATACGCGTTGATTGGTGGATTTAATATACGTGATGCATGTACTGATATTAATGATATTAGTTTTAATAAAATCACAAATCCTGATGATTGTAATGGAGCTGGAGGGTATATTGTAAGTAAGTCGGGTTGTTATGAACTAATAAAATATTTACAATCAACTGGTATAAAATATGCCATTGATAATACACGTATATATACCAATTGTTTAGACATGTATAAAATAAATAAATATCTAGTAAATGTTCCTATATTTAATAGTATGGATACAAATATTCAATCCGATTATGATCATTTTACGTTTGACAATATTCCATTAATTGAAGAAAATTCTATAATACAAAAATATAAATTATCTGCGTGTCTTTTAATACAAAATGAAACTAAACATTTACAAGAGTGGTTAGATCATTATATTAATCAAGGAGTAGATCATTTTTTTATTGTTAGTAATAAAAGCACTGATAACATTGAAGAGTTTATAAATACAAATATATACAAAAATTTTATAACACTTATAATAGATAATCGGGAATTAAATATTTATGCTAATTCACAAGATCATAAACAAATACTTAATGATAATTTTTATAATATAATAAAAGAGCGAAGTGAATGGGCTATTATAGTAGATATTGATGAGTTCATGTTTGGAAAAAATGGTTATACTCTTTCTAGTTATATTGATACAATTGCAAATGATATTGGATGTGTTTATATTTATTGGTCTATTTTTAAATCGGACATAGATTTACATGATATATTTTCTATTAAAAATTCTGCAAAAAGAATAAACTTAGATTTACTTTCAACATCAACATATCATACACAATTTGCCAATAAATTTGGTAAATCTTTATTTAAAACGTCTATGTTAAATGATAATAATAAATTATGGGTTCATAAAGTATTTACAGATGGCAAAATTATAACAAATTATAATACAGAAACTAATTATGTATATGATAATGATGATAAAATTCCTTATTCTGAAATTACTTATAATAGTTTGAATATTACTTTAAATCACTATGTTATTAGAAATGCACATGATTATAATACAAAATCAAAACAATTAGAAAATAGTCACAGATTTCCTTTTATTAAAGGAGTAATTGAAATTCATAATTTAGATAATCAATACTGTATTGATGATGATAGTATAAATAACAAATAATATATAACGCATAATTTATAACAAATATAACAAATATAACAAATAATAAAATAAATGATAAATATTTTATTATTAAATTCAGTTTGTTAGAACTTACTTATTTCTCAGTAGAAAAGAAGAAGACTTGAAATAGTCTGCCATTTTCTTTGCTGTCTCCAAAATAGTCTAATGACATGTGATAATTATGTGCATCAAATAGTATGAGACGATTAAACAAATTGCCAACGCGATCTACCAGTTCCCATTTGGTAAAATCTTGTGTAAAACGATCAATCAATTTTTGGTTTTG